GCAAGAAAGTAAATATCGGTAGTAATCAACAGCTGGCATCTTATCTATATGCTACTAAGAAAATCAAACCTATCAAGGAAACTGAATCAGGACAAGGATCTACAGATGAGGAGGCGTTGGAAGCATTGGGAATCCCTGAGCTTAATAATTTATTGAGGATTCGCAAGCTAAAGAAATTGAGAGATACTTACCTGCATTCATTTATATCTGAATCAGTAGATGGTATTCTCCATCCTGTGTTTAATCTTCACATGGCAAGAACTTATAGGTCATCCTCAGATAGTCCAAACTTTCAGAATATTCCAATTCGTGATGAAGAGGCAAAAGAGATTGTCCGTACTTGCTTATATCCAAGGAAGGGGTATCAATTATTGGAAATAGATTTTAGTGGATTGGAAGTTTGTATTGCCGCCTGTTATCATAAGGATCCCACGATGATTAAATACATAAAGGATCCTAAATCTGACATGCATGCTGATATGGCTAAGCAGATATTTTTGGTGGATGATTTTGATAAAAAGAAAAAGGCTTATAAAGCATTAAGATTTGCTGCTAAGAATGGATTTGTCTTTCCTCAATTTTACGGAGATTATTATGCTAATAATGTTATCTCCTTATCTGGATTAACTGGCCTTCCTTTAAAGGGCAAGTATAAATCTGGTGATGGTCTGGAACTCCCTGATGGGAATCATCTGGGACATCATTTAATTAGCAAGGGAATCAAGTCTGTAAATGATTTTACTAATCATCTAAAAAAGATTGAATCGCATTTTTGGAGAAAGAGGTTTCCTGTCTATGCTAATTGGAAAAAGAAATGGTGGGCTCAGTATCAGAAGATAGGTTCTTTTGATATGTATACAGGATTCCATTGCTCTGGTGTGATGGGAAAGAATGATGCAATTAATTATCCGGTACAGGGAGCAGCATTCCATTGTTTATTGTGGAGTTTTATTCAATTGGATAAACTCATGATTGAGGAGAGATGGAAGACGAGATTGGTAGGACAGATTCATGATTCTATTTTGTTTGATGTTAAGCCAAAAGAATTACCACATATTTTGGAATCTGCTAAAAAGGTGACAGAGGAGAATTTACCGAAAGCATGGGATTGGATTAATGTTCCTTTATTGATTGATGCAGAGTTGTGTGAAGTTGATCAGAGTTGGTATTATAAAAAAGAGATTGATTTGACTTAAATAAAATCGTGTAATATTTGTATAATAATAAAAGATAGAGATGAGCTTGTATAAAAAATATCGACCAGAAGAATTTGCTGGGATTGTTGGCAATGAGGATATTGTAGAATATTTGGAGAGTACTTTACAAAAGGAATCAGAGGAATGGCCTCATGCAATTTTATTACATGGGTCGACCGGATGTGGGAAAACGACACTGGCTCGTATTATTGCTGGAGCAATGGATTGTGATTCCCTTGATTTGAAAGAAATCAATACAGCCAATTTTAGAGGGATTGACACCGTGCGTGATATGATCAAGCATGCTGGATATAAAGCTATTGCGGGAGACTCAAGAGTCTGGGTGATAGATGAAGTCCATAAGATGACTAATGATGCTCAGAATGCATTGCTTAAATTATTGGAGGATTCTCCTTCTCATGCATATTTTATATTGTGTACTACTGAGCCTGAGAAATTACTACCTACCATAAAAGGGAGATGCATGCAATTGCAAGTTAAATCATTGACGGATCGTCAGATGTTTAAGCTATTAAAATCTGTGACAAAAAAGGAAGAAAAGAAATTAAAAACCCCTGTATATGATCAGATAATTCAGGACTCATTTGGTCTTCCACGAAATGCCTTACAAATACTTGAAAGGGTTTTAGGAGTACCAAAAGATCAGCAGTTGGAAATAGCTCGGCAATCAGCAATTCAATATTCAGAGTCAATTGAATTATGTCGTGCTTTGATTGGGAGTAATGGATGGAAGAAAATTAGTTCCATACTAAAAGGATTGAAAGATCAGGAGGCAGAATCAATCAGACGGCATGTGCTTGGATATTGTCAGAGTGTTTTGTTAAATGGGGGAAATGATAAGGCAGCCCAGGTGATTGAAGAGTTTTGGGAGCCATTGTATAATATTGGATTCCCGGGTTTGGTATTTGCATGTTATTCAGTAACTAAAGGAAAATAAAATGGAGGATTGTATGATAGAAAGTATTCAACATTACAGGAAGCTAGGATGGAGAGTTGGTTCAAATAATAATGGACAATTAATTTATTCACAACCAGCAGAAAAAGGACAGCCTGAAAAGTTCTTTGCTATTACAGCATCACAGAGTGTTTTAGATTTTGCGGATGGTACTAAAAATGCAAGGAGGCAAAAATGGATTTGAATTACAAAGAAGATTTAGCAATTGATGAATCCGCATTGGATTTGGAATGGTTGGGGCAACCAGCATTGATGTTGAAATATACTCAGGCTCTGGCGAAGGCTAGGAGGGAAGTGGATAGGTTGAAAGAGAAGTTGAGTGTCACCAAAGCTGAGTTAGATCAAAAGATTAGGAAGCGTCCTGATAATTTTGATATTGAAAAGATTACGGAGACTGTAATTCAAAATACAATCATCCTTCAAGTGGATTATCAGGATGATATGAATGACTTGATTGAAGCTCAGTATGAGCAGCAGATGTTACAGGGAGCAGTTTCGGCAGTTGATCAAAAGAAGCAGGCATTGGAGAATATGGTTAAGCTTTATGGTCAACAGTATTTTGCAGGTCCTAAAGTTTCAAGGGATTTGGAACAGGAGGTGATTAAACAAAAGAGCAGAGATCGTTCAGATGGAATGGTTACTATCCCAAGTAGGAGGAGGAAAAAGTAATGAGTGGATTTGATATCTTTTTCCTTTGTGTCCTAGTATTAGTATGCGGGTTTATCATCCTCCCATTAATGATGTATTTGTGGGGAAGGATGTTAGCCGGTGGGATGCTTGATTCATTACGAGAATATTTTAGAAAAACTAAAAATAATAATTATGTCAAAGAAAAGAAAGAAAAGTAGGTTTGGGGCAAATGTTGGAGACGATGTTGAGCGACGCGCAAAATCAGGAAGTGCGTATGGATATCTAAATCTACCCAAAGGATTGAATATGTTTAAAGTGGAATCTGATGATCGTATTAAATTGGATATTATTCCATACATCGTATCAGATAAGCATCATATGAATGGGCATCCTGATAAGCCCGATTCTGCGTTGGTTGGGAATGCTTGGTATAAGCGTCCTTTTTATGTTCATAATCAAGTTGGGGTGGATAATGATTCTGTGGTTTGTCCAAAGACAATTAAGAAGCCCTGTCCTATTTGTGAGCAGAGAGAAGAGCAACTTGCTGGAGGTATGGAATGGAAAGACCCTTCTTTAGTTAAGAAGAATTCTCTGAGAAATTTGTACTTAGTGATTCCAAAAGATCATAAGGATTACGATGAAAAAATTCATCTGTGGAATTATAGCCAATTCTTATTTCAAGAGCAATTGGATGAGGAGTTAAAAGAGAATACAGATTATTGGATTTTCCCTGATCCTGAAGATGGATTGACTTTGAAAATCAGATGGAAAGAAAAATCAATTGGTTCTGGGAAAAAGGCGGGCAAATTTTATGAGACCAACAGGATTGATTTCAAAGACCGGGATGAGCAGTATGATGAGGATATAATGGAAAAGTATGATCTGGATGAAGATATGCTTTCTATCTTATCTTACAAGGAACTTGAGAATATGTTTTTGGAGATTGAAGACGATCCAGATGAGGACAAGAAAGAGGATAAGCCTAGACGAAAAAGAAAGGATGATAAAAAATCCAAAGAGGAGTGCCCAAAGGATCATAAGTACGGAAAAGATTGGGACCAGTGGGATGATTGCGATGATTGTAAATTGTTTGATAAGTGTGGAGAACAGAATGATAGCTGATGAAATTATTCAATCCAGTAAATGAGCCTGAAGCTCAGGCTAAGAAGTTTGTAGGATTCCATGTCATCACTGACATGGACTCCTTACTTACTTTATATGCTATCAGCATGCGAATGAGTAAATCTGCTCTGCTTCGATCAGTGCTGTATAGCTGGTTAGTATCAAAAGATCCTGTTCGAGTACTTGCAGAGCAGGCTTATATATTAAGCAGATTAAATGGAGAGGCTTGGAGTGATCTGCCTCCTGAAAAATTTATTGCTTTGTTAAGATCAGATTTGAAAGGGTATAAAATTCCTGATAATTTGATTGATAAAGTGATAAAAGCATTTAAAGCGATTTAAGCGGTTTTACTTTAATTTGATATACTTATGCCTTATGAGGTTTGATTGTATCATATAGCTCATGAAAAGAACAAGAGGAGTGAAAATTAGCTCTCAGATTACTACCAAGGTAGAGGAGAGTTCTAAATTGAAAAGAATACAAAAATATAAAGGAAATGATGAATTTATGTTGTCTACTGGATCCACTCTTTTGGATCTTGCCATATCTGGTGGTCGCGTTAGGGGTGGTGGGATTCCCGGCGGTATCCTTGTTGAGGTATTTGGTCCGTCAGGGAGTGGAAAAACTGTCCTCCTTTGTGAGATAGCAGGAGCATTGCAAAGACATGGTGGAGAGGTTATGTTCAAAGACCCGGAAGCTCGGTTGAATAAACAGTTTGCTAAGATATTTGATTTTGATGTATCTCACATTGATGTGGCAAATCCTGATACTATTCCAGAAGTGTTTAAACCTGTACGGGAATGGAAGCCAAAGGATATGAAAAAGGTCAATGGTGTTTTCGTGGATTCTCTTGCAGCTCTTTCTACTAATTTAGAGTTAGGAGAGAAGGGTGATAAAATTGGTATGAGGAGGGCTAAGGAATTTAGTGAAGAGCTTAGAAAGACTTGCCGGATTATTACTAAGAATAATCTTTTAGTGGTAATGTCAAATCAAGTCCGTGATAAAATAGGAGCAGGAGAATATGAAGTAAAAGTGACCAGTCCGGGTGGACAGGGAATTGGATTTTATTCAAGCTTGAGATTGCGAATGGTTGGAGCTCAAAAAATTGTAAAGAAGATCACTGTTAATAAAAAAGAAGTGAAGAGAGTGATTGGAATCACTACATATATTGAGGTATTCAAATCATCCATATGGGAACCATTCAGACAAGCTCCTGTGACAATCCTTTTCAATTATGGAATTGATGATATCAGACAGAATTTACAATTTGTAAAAGATTATACAAAAGAGACTATTTATTCAGTTCGTGAAAGTCTTTTGGATAAGTCAATGGATAAATCAATTGTTATGATTGAAGAAGCAAATATGGAGAAGAAGCTTAGAAGACAAGTGATTGAAATATGGGAGGATATTGAAACCAAATTTACAGTGGAGCGTAAATCCAAAAGGAGATGAAAAGAACTAAGAAGAGCAGCTTCAATGTCTTAGCAATAGACCCGGGAAATAAAACAGGTTGGAAATCTCCCTCTGCTTCTGGAGTCTGGGATGTGGCTGCAAAGCGGGATGAAAGCAAAGGAATGTCCCTGATACGGTTCAAAGCTAAATTTATTGAGGTGGTAAAATTAGAGCATATCACTTTGGTTTCTTATGAACGTCCAGCAGGAAGAAATACAAGCTCCATTATTTCAATATCTGAAAAGGTCGGAGTCCTTAAAAGCTATTGTGAAAAACATGGTATTGACTATAAAGGATTTTCTTCAGGTGAGATGAAGAGATTTGCAACTGGTAAAGGAAATTGTGGGAAGCTGGAAATGATAGCAGCTTGTAAAAAGAAATATGATTATGATCCAATAGATGATAATGAAGCGGATGCTATTCATCTATATTATTTAACCTTAGCTGAATATGATACGCACAAAAACTGAGGAAATGAAATTGGTTGATTTAGTTCCTAGAGAGCGCAAACAAATTCCTTTAGATTTTAGAGGGATTTATTATCTCTTTGGAGAGCAGGTTACCTTCAATGTAAAGAAATGGATTAGACGTAGTAGAAAACAAAATAAAAAATTATGATATTAGTAATGACCGAAAACGATTGCCATTTTGCTCCTGATTTATCACAAGTGGAGGAGCTTGATGTAAAAGCGTGGATTGATGCTCCTGAAGTAACGGCTAAGAATGATTATGCAATTATGTTTATTCAAGGTTCGATGGCTTGGATAAGAGCTCAAATGTTTGGGGGAGTTCAGTTTTCGAAAGCTACATTGATAATGAGAATGGAACGTGGGGAGGAAGAAGCAAGACAATCACCTGATTTAGAAACACCAGATGATCAACAGGATTGAAATACAAAACTTTCTAAGTCATAAGCACTCCGTCTTGGAATTATCTGAGGGAGTGAATGTGATTGTAGGAGCAACCGATTCAGGGAAGTCCGCTGTTATCAGAGCTTTGAAATGGCTGATCACTAATAGACCCACAGGAGATTCTTTCAGATCGAATTGGAAGAATGATGAAACTAGGATAGCCATTGAAATACAAGATCAGTTTATTACTCGGAGCAAAGGTGGAAAGCATAATGAATATTTAGTAACTGGAGAGGATGGTCATGAAGGAGAGTATAAGGCATTAGGTACAAAAGTCCCAGAGGAGATAAGTAAGATTTTAAATCTGAATGATATTAATCTGCAAGGACAGTTTGAATCACATTTTCTTCTCAGTAATTCACCCGGAGAAGTAGCTACTCATTTTAACAAGGTTGCTCATCTGGACAGGATAGATTTAGGATTGCAAAATATTAACAAATGGTTGAGGGAAATTCAATCAGAATTAAATCATAGTGATATTGAGTTGGGTGATCTGCTTGAAGGATTAAATGAGTATAAGGATCTTGATGAGATTGAGGAGCAAATTGAAGTGCTTGAAAAATATCAAAAGGAAAAAATTGAATTAAGGGATGATATAAATAAGTTAGGGAGTTTGATTATTTCATTAGCTGATGTAAAGGAAAAGATTACAGAAGCTAAAGGGATGA